AACTTTTCGGCTGCGAATTGCTTAACTCTTTGGTTTAATATTGCTGTCTTTTCTTCTGTGCTCAATTCCATTTTATATCTCCTTTATTTAATTACTTCACACTATTGATGTGACTAAACCGTCTTTAATTGTGATGGTCTTACCGTCTGTTGTTGTAAACGAACCACTTACTCCAGCAGAGCCATCACTTGACTTATAACCAGTCGCTTTGACTGTGCCTGATACGTCTAACTTTTCGCCTGGGCTTGTAGTACCTATACCAACATTGCCATCACTAGGTTGCAACAATAAATTAGAGTTAGCTTGATTTATCTGAAGAGTAACTGCAGAGTTTCCGTAAGTTCGGTAAATTTCTAAACCTTGCCTTGTACCACCGCCACCAGTACTATCGTAGCCTATAAACATTTTGGCGGAGCCAGCATTAGTGTTGGTAACCGCCAACTCAGAGCCATCTGTTTTATGTACCTGTAACAAAGAGCCTGGGCTTATGGTGCCTATACCAACGTTACCACCAGAAGTAACCACCATTAGTTTATTTGCAGAGCTGTCTTGTATCTGTAATAAATCTGCTGTTTGGGCTGAAGCACCACGTATTATTTGACCAATAGTTGCTGCTGCACTTGATACGACCTGTAATTGAGCACCTGGGCTTGGAGTGCCAATACCTACGTTGCCATTATTGTCAATTCTCATTGCCTCTGAAGAGCCAAAATAGAAAATCATATTTCTTGCAGTAACGCCTGACGCATCATTCATTGACTGTAGGTAAGAGTTGCCCCCTACTATACCAAGTACTAGCTTATTATTACTACCATCTTCCGAAACAATAGTTCCTGCAACTTGGAGTTTACCAGTTGGGCTTGTAGTACCTATACCAAAATTGCCAGAGTTTATATAAGAATTTCCTGTTGGATTTAGACTAATAACCCTATTATCATATGCGGTATCAAAGTTTAAAGCATCGTACAAAATATTACTTTTACCTTTTTCTACATACGGCATAGCATTTACTACCCCGGGTCTATCTAGGTTCATTTCTATATTTGTAAGCCACCTATTTGATGCACCTGCATACAATTTTAGTTCTAAAGTAGAAATTTGATATTTATCATTGTAAGACTTGTTAATTAAGCTGGTGTTTCTAACAACGTCTGTAAAATTAGTTGTATGCCAGCCAATACCCTGTGGGGCATAATTATTATAAACTCTCATGGTGTCATTTGCAGTTACACTAGCATCAGGAAAATATGTCCAATAGTGAGATAGTATTATATCTCCGTAGGGATACCCAGGAAAATTTCCACCACTCTCAACACTAAAATCAAGGGTTATAATTGCATAAGTATTCGCGGGGATTTGCAAAGCATCCTCATAATTCCCATTAAATAACGCCCCAACCTGCGATGAGCTGAATGTCCCTAGCTCTGCGTTTGTAGAGGCATCATACCATTTAGCCGTAACTGGCCACCTTTTATGGCCCATGTATAACGCATCATTTAGCTGATTATTATACAGTTTGCGACCACCAAAAACGTTGTTTTGCATAACTATATCGTTGTTTTTATAAATAACAGAAGAATCATAGCCATCTAAAAGATCTACGTTTAAATTGTTTACTTTTGTTGTAGACGCCACAGTTAGTGGTGCTGTTCCGGTAGCTACATTAGAAATTAATTGAGTTCCTGTTATAGTGCTGCTACCCGTTATCGCACCCGTTACCCCTAATGTACCACCTATCGTTGCATTGTTTGTGACACTTAGGCCAGTGCCAGCAGCGCTAAAGGTGGTTGCACCCGTAAAAGTATTGGCGCTTACACCAGATTGTACATAGGCTCCACTGTTGGCGATACCAGTAGATGCAGCAATTGCGCCAGAGCTATTTACCTGGAACAGATCTCCATTACCTACAGTAAGCATGGCTGCGGGGGTTGTATCACCTATACCTACATTCCCATTATTCAAAACAGTCAGAGCCGTAGTGCCGCCATTATTGCCAGTAAGTAGCTGTATGGCTGGGCTTGTGAGCGTACCGTTACCTGTAGTGCCTTGTAGTTTTAATATGTCTGTTGCTGTTGTACCACCTATAAGCTCATTAGTACCCATATTAAGGTCACCACTCATAGTATCACCAGCTTTATTAACTTTAGCTGCATCTAATCCTGAATACTGTGAGTTGGTAGCGTTATCACCAGTGTTAGTACCAGACAATGTTATGCCACTATCTTTAATAACTTTACCAGTAACACCGTCAAAGAATGCTACATTGCTATCCACAGAAGAGGCTGGACCTGTAACTGCACCAACTATGTTTTTCTCTATTATATTCCAATACTGACCTACTGCTGCCTGTGTACCAGTAACAGTGTTATCAGTATTACAAATTATCATATCGCCCACATCAACAACTGTGCCAGATGCACCACCAATTTTACCTGCTACAGATACAATATATAAATGCCCTGCACTAGCTGCTGGGTAATTAGGGTTAGTAGAACAATCTAATGTACCTTTATAGACAAGTGCGTTTTCATTACCTAAAAGGTTATCAACATATACTTTAACTGCATTTTGCGATGGGTATAAAGTGTTTGAACTACCTAGACTGGTGCTTGTAGATTTGTTAGCAACGTCTTCTGGTGTGAACCCTAAAGCAGTTTGTTTATTATTAAAAGTAGACCAATCAGTTGATGTTAAATAACCGTCTGCAGAGCTAGATGCTGCACCTAATTTAGTTTTAATAGTAGTTTGAGTTTCATCACCAGTGTTAGTGCCAGAAGTATTGCCTATAACCACCTTTTCAGCGTTAGTAACATAGTTATCGTCTGCGCCAAGTACTGGTGCATATACGCCAGTATGGTTGTGGGAAGTCAGAGAGTAGCCAGATAAGTCTTGGTCGCCAGTGTTAGTGCCAGACTGATTTCCTATGGTTGTAAGATTAGCGTCTGTAACGTATCTTTTGTTTAGAGAGTCAGCTATGTCAGCAGTAGTAGCGTCTGCACCAGATGTAACAAGTCCTTTAGTATCGTAAGTAATTTTGGTTTTAGTTGCGCCTGTAATAGCGGTGTTACTTGTTACTTTGGTGTCTGCGTAAGATTTAGTGGCTTTTTGTGAAGCTATGGCGGTTGCGGAGTTAGCTGTTAGAGCTGCGTCATCATCAACTACTGTATTAACTGTAATCTCAGTAGCCGATATTGTGTCTATATCTATGTTAGTGCCAGCATTAACTGTTGTGGGGTTGCCAGGTATACCTTGTATGCCTTGGTCTCCTTTTTCGCCTTGTGGCCCAGCACCTCCGCATATAATATTAGCTGTAACCGTATTAGAAGTTACAATGTTAGCAGTACAACTACCATCTGACTTTATATTTGTGATTATTGTGGCACCAGTCATTATGAAATCCTATTTGTTGGGCTACCGTCTAGTAGTATGTTGCCCTCGCATAGTTTATAAATTACACCAGATTGTTCTTCAACTTTTATATCAAAGTTATACTTGTCTGGTTCTAGCATATAAGTATCTTCTGGGTTGATTATAACTGTTGTATGGCCGTTTGGTGCATCTGTATGTGCAATAATGTTCTTTTTTAATAGAGCAGTTGTATCATCAAAATTATCGTCATATTCAACTGGCTTCATTGTAAACCTGACCGTGGCATTTTCTAAACTAGCTGCTACATCATTTTTCTTATAATATAAATCAATACTGTATGTTGTGCCTCTGCTAATTTTTATTGTAGACATGCTTTACTCCTCATCTTCCGAGTTAATATTTTTTGTTCTAACCATAGAACTTTGCAAACTATTCTGTGCGTTGACTTCGAACTCAAAAGCAAGTTTACATCTATTGCAATAAGTTTCGCCAGAACTACCAGGTGCAACTTTAACGCATAAAGACTTACATTTACGTGTAATGCCATCGCTTTTAGACGTTCTGCTAAAAGGGCATAAGATATTAACAAAATTATGCTCCATCTTCTTGTATAACCTTTTTTATATCTACAGCATGTTTTTTAAATGCACCGTTAGTCTTTTTAAATGGCTTATATTTTCTGGCCTTATATTGCTCTAGCTGTTTAAGCTCATCTGCATTCATAACATAGAAAGGGTTACTAGATAATTGCTCTATTTGTTCGTCTGGCATTTGTTCCATGATTGTCTCCTATTCTTATTATATACAATTTACTTTATGACTAATTCGTACTTACACCCACAATTTGTGTGCGCATTACCTGCTGTTAAATCTTCAAACTCTACCATAAGCTTTTGTACTTTAGTTTTGCCATTAGCTTCAAATGTTGCAGATAATTCATCACCTATGCTTGCAAAGTTCTTTTCAAATGGTATTGGTGGCTGGCTTGCTAATTCTTTACATATCTCACAAGGATTATCATTAGTAGTTACCCACTTCTTATATGCTTTTTTAGTTAAGTCATTCTGTTCTAAAAATTGTCTGTCTGCTTGATACTGAGATTGTGTAAATGCACGGTTGGTTTCTGTCCTTGCTATTGCCTTTGCTCTAGCAGTAGTTATATGGTCGCTATACTCATTTTTAATTGCTCTTACAATTTGCTGTTGGCTATCACCACTCATTGCCATTTCTCTAGCTTTTACTAAATCAGCATCTGTTGCTTTACGCCCGTCAGATATTATACTTTGCAGCTTTTTGTCTACCTCTAGGTCATATGTATTCTTTATTGTGCCAAGTAAGTCATTTAATATCGTTTCTATGTGGCTCTGGGATGCTTTAGAGGCTATTTCGTTGATATATTGTTTAGTTATATTGTCTAACTTAAAAGTGCCAATGAGTGCATTCTCTTTCTGCCGTTTGTTCATTATGCTAACTGCTATTATAGGTATTATTACACTCATAAAACCAATTAATGCTAAATTAAGTTCTTTTTGGTATTCTGCTTTTTGCTCTTCTGTAATAATATCATTTTGTTGGTCATAAGCATTCTTTACTATCTGTACATTGTTTAGAACTACACCAGCAACTTGAGACTGTATATTTATTATCTGATTTTCAAGTGTTGATTGCTGTAATAGTAGGTTATTATCTTCTTCTTGCTTGGCATTAACCACTTTTTCTACATCATTATTTTCTTTTGGTTTATCAGATATTAACTCAAAGTCATCATTAGTTAATACAAATCTATTATTCATGATGCAATCTCCGTTACTAATTCTACATAATTATCACCATCTATACGTTCAATTACATTAAGTTTTAAGTTTCTTGGCAATATAAACTCAGCTTCGGTTGTTTGTAACCCATTGTCTCTTCCTGTTAGAATAGGTATAATACCTTTTTGGCCTTTATTTGCTTTAATTGACAGTAAATATGGTGTATCAAATATTCTATCTTGCTCTTGAGTAGCAAAAGATTCTCCTTTTGTCTTAAAAAAGCTTGCAGATGAATAACCACGTGTAAAAACTTGCGAACCTGGTTGTATATTTTTATCTGTATGAATACCGCGGTATAATATTGTATTCTCTTTTAGTTTGTTTCTCATAGATTTGTCTAATGTATTAACAGTTATTTTACGATAATCATCTAATTTATTAACATTTCCGTTTGCCTTTATCAAGTCTTCATTAGTGTAAGCAAAGCCCATATCTGTGTACCCGTCTATCTCTTCAACCTCTGTTTTTGAAAATGTTGTTTGGTTACCATAATCTTTTTTGATTGTACTACTAAACTCATTTGGGGTTAAGTTTGAATACTTTGTTGAGTAACCTTTACTCCACTTACCGTCAGAATCTCTAGGCTGCTTATCACTATAATTCTGTTCTAATTGTGAATCCTCTTCGTCTTTTTTTTTTAATTCAACTAGGTCATTTTGTATTTCGTTTAGCTTTTTAATAAGAGCATTGTTAATATCTTCCGCTGGTTCTGGCTCTTCTTTATCTTCAATATCATCGTTTTCTTTAGGTTTTAACTGCTCTTGCATCTCAGGTGCCTTAGATTCACCCTCTTTCTTGGCTTTCTCGTCTATTCTAAGCTCGTCTATCGCTATTTCATTGTTGAGATATGCCTTTATACTATCTGGCGTGTAAAACAATGCTGCGAGCGAGTTATAAAGCTCAATTTCAGATTTCTTTTTTTCAATATCTTTAATCTCTAAGTCTTTATCTTTAATCTCTGCATCAATATCTACACCAAGCGGACTGTCAATATACATAATAAGTTGCTTATTAGCATTTACATTCTTATTTTCGTAGTTATTCTTATAATCTTGGTTAAATGCGTCTACAACTAATTGTAATTGCGGTATTATATGATTTTCTACAAACAAATCTTTCTGTACTTTAGAAGTTTCACGGGTAGTACCAGATTCTTCTATGCCCATAATAGTTTTGCCTACACCTGATACTGCAAATAATGTAGAGCGGTTTATCTCGTTAATGTCATTTAAGCTAGATTTGTCTAAATCAAGTTGCATGCTTTGCCACTTAATTGAACCTTCACCGTTGCCAAATAGTGGTACACCTTTTTCAGAACCTTTAACTCTTGCTACGAAGTTAGCAAATTGTTCATCAGGCAATATAACATCAGTACTAACTATTCCTGGTGCGGACATATTACTTTTAATTGCATGTCGTGTATAATCACCTGCTTGTTTAAGAGCATATTGGTATTCTTTAGCTGCATCAGTTATAGCGTATGGGTCATTATTAAATGGGTTTAGCTTAACTATTGGTATTATCATTTCTTTAGGTAATTCACGTATCAAACCATTTTTAGTTTCTACATAGCCACCAACTTCACCGTCTTCATTTAAGATACGTCTAACATTGTATGGGTTTATAAGTTTAAACTCTTGTATATTACCTATACGGCCTGAATCACTAAAGTTTCTTACAGCCATTAAGTAATAAACGCCTTCAAGGTCTATATAAGTTGAGATGGTATACCAGAACTCATAGTTAGAAAACGTACTAGATTTGTCTATAATCTCTAAGTAAGGGTGTACAATCTCATTCTTATCACTTTCATCATTTAAACCTTGTTTTGTTTTAAGGTTTTCTATAGCAATCTGTGCTACTTTATTTGCTCTAACGTTAATTGCTGCATATGAATAGCCTTGGTAAAGTTGGGTGTCGTCCATAATAACTTGTGACCAGTCTTGTACCAAAGGTTTCTGGCTGCCATATTTCAGAAAAGCATTGCCCAAACGTGCTTGTGTGCTTGTGCCAGTATTTAAAAAATTACTAACAACGTTTTTTATTCTGTTAGTAATCTTCATTGTGCGTGTAACTTTATTTCATCAATTAGAATTGGCATAATATAATACTCCTATATATTATAATTATAACAAATTCATTATTCTTTTATATTTTGTTAGCTTCTCTTATAGCTTGGTACACCATATACTGATGTGTTTGCATTTGCTGGATACTTAAATCACCAGTAGCGCTAGTGTTAATAGTTATATCACCAGCCTTTTCCCCAAGACCGTCTTTTTTTACTTTTGTTACTCTTGAACTTGTCCACATGCCATCAGGCCTAGCATTAAAATCTACTTGTTTTGAATAGCTATCCTCTCTAACCTCTCTAGTAATCTCTCCTTTTGGTTGCACTATATCAAACCCTTTTGTTCCTATAGCTTCTTTCGTAGATTTGTAAGTCAAGCTATGATAAGCCATAGTATCTCTTACGTCTATATTGCCAGTAGCACTTGCATTTAATGTTATCTTACCATTTGTTTTATCATATACCATATCTGACTCAATAGTGTTTCTACCACCGTTTACTTTTAATGAGTGGGTTACTTGTTTTATATATTTATCTTCTCTCACAACTCGTTTTATACCACCCCTTGCACCTTTTGAGCCAATGCCTTTGCCGCTGCCACCTCTAACACCTGGTCTTCCACCGTGACCCCAATTTCCAGAGCCTGAACCACCGTTTAATGCGGCATCAGCCCTTTTAATAGCTTCTATATGTAATTGTTTAGATGATTTCATACTTTTATTATACCATGCCCATTCTGGCTCTTATGCTCTTTCAAATCTAACCATTCTTGAAACAAAGAAAAGGCTACATGCCTGTTAGGGTCATTAATACTATAGTCGTCTAACACGTCTATCGCTCTTGCCTCTGGGTATTTTTCGATAGGTGTATTCAAGTATACATCTATCATTTTATTTGTTATCGCTACTGCATTCATATAGCAACCTAAAAACTTCCCTTTAATTCTTGATAATCTAGACCTAAATCATAAGCTGTGTCATCACATTCAACACAATAATCGTTTTCTATTTCTGTGCCGCAAAATATACAAGTGTTCATTTTAAAAACTCCTCTCTTAAACCTTTATGAGTGTCTTGTGGCGTTGAATTAATAACCGCTTGCACTTGCCATGTTATCCTATCTATAACGTAATACACGCTATCTATATGAGATGGTATAACATCATAGTCTATTGAGCTGTATTTATAAAATGCCATTTTTTAGCCCTCCAATTTCTTTACTCTTTTTATAATATCTTCTGTGGTGACTATTATGCCAACCTGTCTTTCATATACTCCGTAAAGCCTGTCTGTTTCTTTTTTTGGCAGCTTCCCAATACTATCTGAATATCGGTTGAACCACCAATCTGCTGCTATTTTATATTCTGCTAAATAATCTTCTAGCTCTCTCATTATTGCTGCTGCTTTGTCTTCCATTTTTCTAGTCCTTTCTTATTACTACATTTTAATTATATATTATAATTAAAATTAAAACAAACCTTTTTTTGAAAATTATAGATAAATACGATTAATATTCTGTTTATCATCTGTCATACCCCCGTTCTTAATCCAATTTGCTATGACAAAAGAGTCTGCATTATCGGGGCTTCTACCTAGTAGTTCTTTGACTTTATTCTTAGGCATTATCTTAATTACCTTTGCTTCACTTATATATTCATGGGCTTTTAATTGCCGTCTTAAGCCTGCTCTGCTGTCTGAATCTTTTAAACTTTGTAGTTGGCTATATATTCTAGTGTTACCCTTGTCTAAATCTTGTGCCAAGTCCCAATAGGTTTGAGACCGTAAGTTGTTATACCCAGTAACGCTTGGTCTATTGCCTGCTATATAAGATGATATATACCAACCTTTACTACGCATAAAATCTCTAAGCCCTACGCCTATACCTATAGTATCTACGCCTATTAAGTTAGCTTTTTTACTATCTAAACCTCGCATTTGGCATATTTTTATTAATTCTAGTGCTGTTTGCTCGCTTACTGCTTTTTCTCCAGTAGTATCAATATTCATTTCTATTTGCTCTACTAGAATATTACCTCTCATGATAGATACCACAGTTTTGTCTTTACCAACATCTGCTACGTCTACGCCAACTGCACTAATATCACCGTCAACTTCACCAATTAATGACCTATCTAATAATAAATCTTTAAATAGCATATTATCGTCATCACTATAATCCCAATCACCCTCATACAAGCGTTTACGCTCTTGCATAGGCATAGTTTTAAGATGCTCTAAATAATTAAGAGATATAAAAGGGTTATCTGTGGGTAACGCTCTAATAAACGCTCTGTACGCGGTTTGTTTATCACCCCCCACATAGACACTACCATAGGGCCAAAGCTGTGATACGCCGCCTCCTAATGCCTTGTATGGCTCGTAATACTCATCTCTAGTAAAGTTTTGGCTAGGGTTGCCAGTTAGTAATGTTTTGCCTGTTATTTTATATTTATCATTAAGCCACCTATTTGTACGGCTGCTAATAGCATTTTTAGCTTTTAATGTGATTTCACCAGCTTCTTCAATAACTACATGAGTAAAGAGCAAACTACCAAAACTGTCAAAATCTGGGTCACTTGGTTGTCTAGCTAAATCAATTAGCTGTATAGTAGAGCCGTTTATATACGTTACTAAACTTTTTTGGTCTTGGTATGTAAAAGAGCTTTCGGGTATTTTAAGTAAAGGGTGAGCTTCTCTAAACAAAGATATTAATGTAGATTGCTTAAGCCTAGTTAATTCTTTACGCCCTAATGCTATTTTTATACCAGGATAATCTCTGCATTGTAAACATATCCACAAGCAAACTAATAGTGTTTTGCCAGAACCTGCTGCACCGCCCCAATAAATCTCAGTTACTGCTGGGTTGTTTATCGTCTGCAGGCCCAGTAGTTGCTTCTTGCTCAGCGTTATCTTCTCTGACATTTTCTACGACCTCAATAGTTAATTTCTCTGTGTTAAACAGACTATTTTCAAATTCGTGTACCACTTTGTCGCCAAAGCCAGTTTTTCTAAGCCACTCTGCTGCATGCTTATCTCCTTGTATAGCTTTGATTATCATTGCTACTACTATAGCGTTAGCACCATTTTTCTTATTTAAGCCACTTACCCAACTTGGTATCTTTTTACCTTTAAATATTAAACTAAAGACTTCTTCATCGTCTAATATGTTTTGTACTATAGTAGACCAATTCTTCATTCCACGTTTGCCACCACCCAGTTTATTGCCCTTTTTGAAGCGGGTTTTCTCTCCAACTTTAGGGTCTAAATATAGTTTGCCATTTTGCCGTTTTTTTACCGTTTATCAT